GAGCTTCACTAAGGCTTTCGCCACAGGTGTGCCAGTGTCTGTGTCAGAAAGACGCATCACCAAAACAACGATGGAGAAGTATGGCACTGTCCGTGACAACGGCAAATACTATTTCCCCTATTACGACAAAGACTCTGTGTTGGTGGCAGCAAAGGTCCGACCTGTAGATCGCAAAGACTTCAGCGCTGTCGGCAACTGGAAAGCTGCAACACTGTATGGACAGAACTTGTTCCCGTCCGGTGGCAAGTATCTAACCATCACTGAAGGTGAGTTCGATGCGTTGGCTGTGTTCCAGATGACAGGATCGAAGTGGCCTGTGGTGTCCATCAGGAATGGTGCAGCTTCAGCATTGAAAGATTGCAAAGCCAACTACGAATACATCAACAGCTTTGAAACCGTTGTTGTTTGCTTTGATGGTGATGAACCCGGCATCAAGGCTGCGAAGGAAGTGGCTGAGTTGTTCGGCAGCAAGTGCAAGATATTCAAGCCTATGCCTGAGTTGAAAGATGCATGCGACTGGTTGTCAGCAAGTAAGGAAGCACAGTTTGTTGACCGCTGGTGGAGGGCTGAGCAGTTTGTACCAGACGGTATTGTCTCTGGTAGTTCACTGTGGGATGTGGTGTCTGAACCGATGGCACCAGCCGATTGCAAGTATCCTTGGGACGGGTTGAACGAACTCACCTATGGTATCCGACTCGGTGAACTTGTCACCATCACAGCAGGTTCAGGCTTGGGTAAGTCACAGGTGTTGCGTGAGTTGGTGTGGCATCTGATTCAGAATACACAGGACAACATCGGCCTGATGTTCTTGGAAGAGAGCGTTCGCAAGACTGCACTGTCCATGATGTCGCTTGCTGCCAACACACCGCTGCACTTGCCTGATGCTGTCGTGTCTGATGAAGAACGCAAGAACGCTTTCGATGCAACGCTTGGTACTGGACGACTGTACCTGTTCGACCACTTCGGATCGACTAGCATTGAGAACATTGTCAACCGTGTTCGCTATCTGGCAAAGGGTATGTCGTGCAAGTATGTGTTCCTTGATCACTTGTCCATCATCATCTCAAGTCAGGAGAGTGGTGACGAACGCAAAGCATTGGATGAAGTGATGACGAAGCTGCGTATGCTGGTGCAAGAAACTAACATCGCTCTCATCTTGGTCAGCCACTTGAAGCGTCCATCTGATAAGGGTCACGAAGAAGGTGCAGCTACATCGTTGGCTCAGCTTCGTGGGTCAGCATCCATTGCACAGCTTAGTGACATGGTGTTGGGTCTTGAGCGTAACGGTCAAGCTGAAGACTTGATTGAACGCAACACTACCCATGTACGTGTACTCAAGAATAGATACTCAGGTATTACAGGACCAGCTTGTCACTTGCTGTACAACAAAGAGACAGGTAGAATGTTCCAGACCGAAGTAGAACAGGACGTGTTATGAAGACGATCAAGCTGTTGGTTGAGTTGACTTACAACAACGACACCATGCATGGGGATGATCCAGACGGTATTGTCTGGTTCAATGATGAAATATTAGGCGATGATTTAATTCTTCATTCCAATGAATTAGGAGATGAGGTCGGCTTGATCAAAGTGTTGGAGATTCTATGAGTGAAGTAGAACAATACTGGGAGGCGATCAGAAAGAAGTGGTGGCGGCCTCTACCACATTATCACCAGCTAGACCCAATGGAGCAGATGATGTTGGTGCAATCAATCAACATCCTGTTGCAAATACTTAACAACCACGAAAGGCATTGATGTGAAAGTAGATATTGGACACTACCCTGAAAACGATATGCCACGAGTCATTGACATAGCTATCGATTCCTACGACACATGGAGCATGGATCACCCCTTAGCCCTCATCATCGTGCCCATGCTCAAGCAGTTGAAGGCTACGAAGCATGGTGCTCCATTGGTTGATGACGAGTATGTACCGGAACATCTTCGGTCTACAGCAGCACCACCTAAAGAGAATGAGTGGGACACTGACGACAACCATTTCAAACGATGGGACTATGTCCTTGATGAAATGATTTGGGCAATGGAACAGATCGTTGCTCACGATAACGAAGCCCAGTTCTATGACATGTCCGAGGTGAATGAGGAAGCTGACATCAATGAACAAATCGATGCTATCAAGTGTGACCGCCCTGCACTGGATGCACATCACAAACGTATTGCCAACGGTACTAAGCTATTCGGAATCTTTTTCAGCAGCCTCTGGGATTGACTTGCAGTTATCCATGTGCCATCTTTTCATGTTTGAAAATTGACCAACTTTATTACAGTGAGGGCAGGTTAGTTGTTTGGAATTTAAGGCGTGTACGTGGAGTGCCGCCTTATGTTCTTCAGAAAATGGTTTTGATCTACCTTTGTTCGCGTCACTGATTCTTTTTTTAGTCTCATTTGATAACGATCTTGTGCCGTTGTTTTTGTAAAAAGTCTTGAGTGATTCGCTTAGTTTTTTCTTTCTATCGTCTGTCCATTTCTTTCCCTTAACTGCATTTCTTTGGTTGATCTTTGACTCCTCCGTTCTTTTGATTCCATACGCTGGATGATTTTCACCCCTGATGTGTTCTTTACATTCTTTCATTAGTGTGTCATATGCCTTTGATGTAATGCGTTTATACCGCTTACTGTAAGGATCACCGTGAATCATCACATGAAATGCGTAAGACATTTTTCTATTCCTATATGCCTTCCAAAGTATGTAGTGAGCAATGTAATGAAGGCGAGGTGTAAGATGTACCATGTTTGATTGATCGTTACTACCACCCATACTTTTAGGAACAATGTGATGTTGTTCGGTATACCCTGTTACATTGATTGATAGTGCATGTTGAATTAGTCTGATGTACCTATTGATCATTGTTGTAGACTTGACATCGAGCGCGTACAATTGACCTATCCAGTTTTGATCTTGTGTTTTCATGATAAAGTTATATCATACTTTATGGGATACAAGACAAACAAGGGACAGCAATATGCTGTAAATTCATACAACACAGAAAGACAACCATGAAAACCTACAAAGAACTTGAGCGTGAAGCCTACATGGCAGGCAACACAGAGTTGGCAAAGCTTTATGCCTTGCTTGATGATGCTGAGCAGGAGTTGCTTAGCCGTGAATATGGAGGCACATAATGAGTGACGGTGGTAAAGGACACACACAACGACCACGCTCCATTGCTGATGAAGAGTGGAGCAACCGATGGGATGCCATCTTTGGTAGGGACAAACAGGAACAACCTAAGAAGGATGACAATGACAAAGTGGCTGAACAACATTCTGATCGAGGGTGATCATCTCTGTGCTTGTTTCACTGAACAAGACTACTACAAACTTCTGAAGTCTTTGAAGATACCCGTTGCAGATTGGGACAGGTGGTTGATGCAAGATGCCTTAGCTACCACCCATTACTTCAACACACCGAAGGGTAACAGACTCACTGTTGTATGTATTCCTGTTAAGCCTGAGACAGACGGTATTGATATTGCAACATTGTTGGTACATGAATCTGTCCATGTGGTGCAGGAATACTTCAGGTTCATCGGTGAAGACAACCCCGGTACTGAGATTGAGGCATACGCCATACAGAACGTCAGTGCTACACTGATGAGGGCGTACCGCGATAGGCTATTCCCCAAACCAAAGAAGGAAAAGAAAGATGGATTACATATGGGACATAGAAACGTACAAGACAGCGTTCACATTCTCAGCGATCAGTGCTGACGAATCACACGCTGTAGCGTTTGAATGTTCACAACGAAAGAACGAAGCTGACAAGTTGTTCAGTTTCCTTGACGAACTCAAGCGTAAGAAGCACAGGATGGTGGGCTACAACAACATAGGCTTTGACTATCCTGTGTTGCATGATCTCATCTCTGTGCGTGACAAAGCCCTCACTGTATCTGGCAAGGCTGTGGCTACACGGGTGTACAAGAAGGCTCAGTCCATCATCGGTAGTGACGACAGGTTTGGTCACCTTGTCCGTGACAACCAGTGTTATGTGCAGCAGATTGACCTGTATAAAATCATGCACTTCGACAACCCTGCAAGGGCTACATCGTTGAAAGCGCTTGAGTTTAATATGAAGGCCGACAGCATTGTTGACCTGCCATATGATCCACACAGTGACTTGACAGACGATGAGGTAGATGTGTTGCTTGCATACAACATGCACGATGTGAAGATGACTCTGTTGTTCTACAAAGAATGCCTGTCACAAATCACATTCCGTGAAGAGTTGTCCACTAAGTACAACCGCAACTTCCTCAACCACAACGATACCAAGATCGGTAAAGACTACTTCATCATGCGTCTTGAAGAAGACATGCCGGGTAGTTGCTATCGCATTGGTAAGAAGGGTGAGCGTCATCTGAACCAGACCAAGCGTGATGTCATTCACATCAAAGATTGTTTGTTCAACTACTACGACTTCAAGCGTCCTGAATTTCAGCTTGTGTTGCAATGGTTTGCGTCACAGTCTTTGACAGAAACCAAAGGTGCTTTGTCGGACATTGAGGAGCATGACCTTGGTGACTTAGCGGCTTACTCTGAGATGGTGACGAAGCGTCAGAAGTGGTTCAACAAACCAAGCGATGATGTTGTTGCCATGTTCAAGGAACAGCATCCACTTGGGTGGGTGTCAGAGGAAGAGCTAAAGGCTAAGAAGAAGGGTGAGAAACAATACAGCTATTGGAAGAACTGGAAAGTTGCTACCAACTTGAACGTATCAATCAACGGCTTTCGTTTTGACTTCGGTACTGGTGGTATTCACGGGTCTATCGAGAGCGCCATTGTCAGTGACAGTGACACTCACATGATTATCGATGCAGACGTCGCATCTATGTACCCCAACATTGCCATTGCAAACCGTGTCTATCCTGAGCATTTGTCTGAGAAGTTTTGTGACATCTATCAAGACGTTTACGAGCAGCGTAAGAGCTACCCCAAAGGCAGCGCTGAGAACGCCATGCTGAAGCTTGCTTTGAACGGTGTGTATGGGGACAGTAACAACAAGTACAGTCCCTTCTATGACCCTCAGTACACGATGACCATCACCATCAACGGTCAGCTTAGTCTGTGCCTGTTGGCTGAGAAGCTGATGGACATTGAAGGCTTGTCCATTGTGCAGGTCAACACTGACGGCATCACTGTGAAGCTGCCGCGCAATAAGCATGACGAATACATCAACATCTGTGACGCATGGCAGAGGCAAGTTGGTTTGCAGCTTGAGTATGCTGAGTATTCAAAGATGATTATTCGTGACGTGAACAACTACATTGCTGTGTATACAGACGGTAAGGTGAAACGTAAGGGTGCTTATCAATACGAAGGACTTGGTTGGCATCAAGATCAAGGTGGCCTTGTGATACCGAAAGCTGCTGAAGCTGCAATGCTTCAGGGTATTCCACTTGACGTGTACATCAAGGGTCACAAGAACAAGTATGACTTCATGTTGCGGGTCAAGGTGCCACGTAGCAGCAAGCTTGTGATGGTGATGGGTGACGACACTGAGGTTGTTCAACAGAACATGTGCAGGTTCTATGCATGTGATGCTGGCGGTAGTCTCGTTAAAGTGATGCCGCCTCTGAAGGAAGAAGCTGAGTCACGCCGTATAGGTATTGGTGAAGGCTACGGCATGTGGACATGCAACGACATCAACGACTTCACATGGAAGGATGTTGACTATCAATACTACATTGACGCTGCTGAAAAGCTGGTGATACAATGACAAGATGCAGGAAGCTGACCCCTGTTAAATTGGTCAGCAACATACCAAAGGAAACTCAAATGAGTGATAAAGTGAAACTGAAGTGCGACATTTATTGGGCACAACTCAATCGTAAGAACGAAATGTCTGATGCATATCAGGTAAATCTGTGCAATCTTTCTGACAAAGCAGTCGCTGCATTGGAAGACATGGGCATCTCTATTCAGGAGAACGCTGAGAAGAAGCCAGAGATGGGTAAGTACATCACCTGCAAATCTCAGAAGCCCATCAAAGCTTTTGATGCAGACGGTGTTGACATTATCGAAGACATTGGTAATGGTAGCAAGGCCGTGTGCATGATCAGTGCATATAGCTGGACATACAAGAACAAGAAAGGCGTTAGCCCTTCATTGTCTAAGTTGGTTGTCACTGACTTGGTTGAGTACGTTGGTGCCAACAACATCTCGGCTGA